TCAGCCCTGGCGGCGGCGCATTCTTGCGATGCCGAACATGGCCAGAAGGGACGACAGCGCGATGATGCCCCATTCAGACAGGGTGGGAATCGCCGCAGTGCTGGCGGGTGCTGCCAGCACTGCAAAGCCTCCCGGATCCTGGATGGATTGGTTGGCTATGCCGTCGTTGTCGCCGAGCCCGCCGTCGGTCAGCGTCAACGTGGCGCTCAGCCGGTCCGATGCCAGCACAGCACGGTTGGCAGGCAGTTGGTACCAGTGTGGTTGAGCACATGCTGCGCCTTGGCAGTTGAAACCATCAGGGCTGGGGCCGTACTTCATGTATACCGCGCCTGCAGGCACCGGTGTGCTGAAGTTCAGGGTGACGGTTGCATCGCTGCCCAGGTTGCCGCTGCTGAGATTCAGCGAGAGCAGTCCAGAGGGGAAAGTCACGCCTTGCGGAGCGGTCGCGGGTGGCGTGGTGCTGAAGCTGGCGTTGCTCACCTGCCAACCGTTGGCTGTCTGCAGTGCGACCATTGCCTTGCTGCCTCCAGCGGTGGACCAGGGGGCTTCGCAGCTGTTGGCGCTGCCGCCGTTCAAGCCCTGGCACTGCCAGGTGTATTTGCCACTGGCGCTGGAGATCGCCGTAGCCGTGCCCGCGCTGCACAGGCCCGCTGCAGGGGCCAGTGCCGTGGCTTGGCCCGCCGCCGTGCCACAAGCGCCAGCGACTGGCACCTGTACATCAACGTTGTGCACGGTTCCTGTCGCGAAGCCCCCTGCAATGGGCTTGGCTGCTGCGGTGCTCTCGATGCCGGTGCCGCTGCTGTTGAGGTCCAGGCGCAGGCTGCCCGTGCCGCTGATGGCAGTGACGGGTACAGTCCATGTGATGCCGTTGTCGGCACTGGATGGCGTGCCCATCGTGCCGGTGGCGGTGCCTGTAGTGGTCAGCGCGAAATCGGTGCCATCCACTCCGTTGACCGCTTCGCTGAAGGTCACTGCGAAATTGATGCTTGTGGCGCTGGCTGATGGTGTGCCCTGCGGGGCAATCGATGCCACCGAGGGTCCACCCGGCGTGGCACTGGCGACGACATTGCCGAGGAAGTCACCCCAGATCCAGGAAGAATAGGCGCCGGCTGCGGCAGATATCGTCTTGGTTTCCGTATCGGTGGCGACATCAATGACATGGACTGTGCCATTCGATGTAATGGCATACAACGCCGCATCGTTTGCCGAGATACCAAGCCCTGTAATGGTAGATGCTGGACCGTTCAGTGTGATCGAGGTTTGCGTTGAGGTGTTAGCAGTGTCAACAATGTGGAGTACATTATTTCCTCCTCCGACATACAGCTTGCTGCCATTTTTGCGTACTGCGACTTTACTAGCGGCTCCTTGAAGTCCAGTTATTGGTATCTGAGTAACCGAATTATCCGATAAGTTAAGCAGATAAACAATTGGGGCTGAATTGCTGGAAGCGTAAAGCTTTCCGCTGCCTGTGGGGTCATAAGCTAACCCATAACCATTAGTGGTGGTATTTGGGAACGTGGACAACGTGTTAGTTGCTGTGTCCAGTTTTTGGATTACCCCAGAATCGCACCGTACGTAAAGCGATGCGCCATCAGCGCTTAGTGCAGAGGCGATGGTCCGGCATCCGGTACTTAGGCTGTTCGTTATCTGTTTTGTGGTGGCGTCAATGACATGCAGCTTTTGACCGGAGTGGTCACTGACATAAGCTATTGCGCCATTTAAAGAAAAAGTTATGGCTACAGAGCCTCCAGTACCATTGATTACTGTCTTCAGTGTGTTGTTTGTCGTGTCAATGACGCCTAGTTTGTTGTTTGATAGATATTGCCCGAACCATGACTCATTGCTGGCGCCTGGTCGCAATGCAAGAGTGTAGATGTAATCATTTAACGTTGCGTCCATGCTTGCTGGACTTAATGTGGTGGAAAGTTCGCCAGTCGCGGTATTGATGACCGAAATTGTTCTGCTGTTTGAATTGGGAATATAGGCGTAATCGGCGGCGCTTACGGCACAGGCAATGAGTGAGAGCGAAGCGGCGGCGAGGACGTGCTGCAAAGAACGGCGCTGAATCATGTGTGGACACCTTTGAGGAAAACCCCTGAAAGCTTGCAATGCACGCCTTGAGGATTGGGGAGGCTGGAAAGAAGACTTGCTTAGACCGGAGGTTTGGGCCTTGGTCTCATAGTGAGACTTTTGCTACAAATTAGAACAAAAAGAAACATTCTGAATCTGAGCAAGTCTGAGCAGATCGCGTTACCAGGCGCGTCATCAGAGGGTGCTGGGGTAGGAGAGAGTCCCCCAGTTGTTGTGTTTTTGCTGCAGGTGCAGGGTCCTGCGGCCATTGAGTCTCCATGCTGCGGCAGTCGGGCAAAGGCTCCATCCAATTCATGCCAAACCGCAAGCGACTCAGTCCGCGTGCTTGATGGGTGCGCCGAGGCTGCAGCAGCTCGTCAGCCTGTGCTATCGGTTCCGTACATAGGACTGGCTCTGGACGATCGCCCCGAACGGGAGCGGGGCGAATCGCGATCTATGACGGTGTGCGATGCAAAAAAGCCCCTCAACACCCTATCCGGTGTCGAGGGGCTCTTGTCGTTTCTGCACTGTTCATGTCCCCGGTATGTCACCAGACCATTTACAGTGCGCGCAAATGATTAATGCAAAAACCATCTGATGGTCCCTCCGACAGGAATCGAACCCATTAAAGCCAAAGTTCTGCTTAATTTGGCTGTATGTGCATACAGTATTCCCTCTGAGGAATTAAGTGGAACTTTGGCTATCTCGCAGGTCATGTCCCAGTCTGTGTCCCAGCTTTCGGCTTGCTGGCGCTGATGAACGAGTCCAGCTTTCGCTGCTCCGCGCCCTTGTCCGCGCCGTCGATCCACTTCGAGTAGGTGCGCAAGAACATCTCGATGCCGTGGCCCATCTGCCGGGCTGCATAGGCCGGCGTCACGCCCGCCATCAGCATCATGGTCGCGTAGGTGTGGCGCGTCTGGCGCGCGTCCCTGTGACGGATTCCGGATACCTTCATCGCGGGCTTCCACCATGAATCCAAGGGCATATCGGTGTTCTCCAGATCTCCGCCTGCCACGGTGAGAAACACCCGTCCGCCAGCCAACTGCGAAACCTTCCGCTGGCGCTCCAGCGCATCGCGGGCGCGGCCAGGCAGCTCTACCTTCCGGACCTCGCTCGTCTTCGTGCCCTTCACTCGCCCGCGCGTCAGCGCTGAATCGACCATCACAGTGTCTGATCGCAAATCCACCTTTGACCAGGTGAGGGCGATCAGTTCGGACGGGCGAAGACCGCTGAAGAACGCGAACTCGAAGTAGTTCCTGGCGGCATCTGCCTTCATCTTGCCCAGCAGCACCTCGACCTCATCAAGCGTGAAGGGGTCCGGCTCGGGCTTTTGGCGCCGGCGCATGTCAATGGATTCATGCAGAGGCTCGGCCAGGATCTTGGCCTTGTACCCGTACTCCAGCACCTGGCGCAGCACGCTCGCCACGTTGTTGAACGTCTTAGGGTTCGCGGGCAGCCTGGCCAACAGGCGCTTGAGCGCGCGGAAGTTGAAGTCCCCAACCAGATCTTTGCGAACGGCGTCGAAGTGATAGCTATCGATGGTTTGCTGATAGCTGTGGATGGTGCTGTGCTGCAGCTCTGGCTTCTTCACATCCAGCCATTCCCCGAACAACTGACCCACCGTCATGCTCGGCACATCAGCGCGGGCGCGCGGGCTGTCTGGGAAGTAATCGGCCAGCACGAACGTGCCGCGCTCGATCTTCCCCAGGATCTCGGCCCGCATGCGCTCGGCATGCCGGACGTTTGCTGGCGTGGGCTGCAGCTCCAAGCGCTCACGGCCGAAGCCGTGGGCGCGGAGGTCGATCTGCAGGTACTTGTCGCGAACGATCACACCGGGCATGTGTCTTCGGCACGCTTGCGCCGTCCTCGCTGGCTGGGCATACTGGGGCGTTCGTCTATGAACTCATCCAGGGCCTGCGTTTCGATCATCTTGCGTCCCTCGAACCATTTCCAGACCCGGCCCTCGGGCCACTTGCCCGAGGCGCCCGTCCGCTCATGGAAGTAGCTCACGGGCAGCCCCGTGAGATCCGAAGCCCTTTCAAGGGTCACCCACCTGGTCATGCTGCTGGCCCTCCTGCGGGTTGTTGCTCAGCCTGCAGGCGCTCCAGCACTGAGCGTTCGATGAGCGTCGCAAAGGCCTGCAGGCGCTGCAGGGCGGTCTCCTTTTTGAAGCCCGACGGCGGCACCCACACGCCCGCCTGCCGGGCCATGCGCTCCAGGCTCCCGGGCTCTCCCGCCTCCTGGCGACGAGGCTTGGCTGGCGCGCTGGCTGCCTTGCGCTTCGGCGCCGGCTTGGGCGATTCGGGTGCGGCTTGCTCGTCCAGTGCCTTCACGAGCAGCGAGGCCTGCTCGTCGTCGGCCGTCTTCTCGAAAGCGGATGGCAGGTCCACGGGCCCCTTGCTGTAGGTGTCGTGCTCGGGGTCGTAGATCAGCATGTCGTGATCGCACGCGATCATGAGCTGGGTGTGGATGTTGCGCCCGTCCTCGGGTTCCACGAACTTTGCGGCCACTTCGGCCAGCGTCAGGCTGGCGCCGGGATGCAGCGCGAGGTAGCCCATCACGCGCGCGGCCAGGCTCTCGGGGTTGGGGCGGTATGTCATTGGCCGCGTCCTTTCTGAAGCGCCATTGCTGTGTCAATAGCCTCGCGGGGGCTATCACGGTAGGGCGTGGTGCCTGCGTCAGGATCGAATGGGAAGGTGACGCAATACTCGCCGCCAAGGTGGAAGACGATTCCGCGATGCTCGATCACCCAGTCCAGGCGGGCTCGCTCCTGCTGCAACTCGCTGGCGCTGGGCTTCGGCTTGTCCGTGGTGGCCGCCGTGATCCGCTTCTTGCCCTGAGCCTGGGCCTGCTGCAGCTGCTCGCCCAGCACGGCCGTGGCCTTGTCGCCGTGCTTGCGTGCGGCTTTGGCGGCCCGGGTGGCCGACACCTGGCCAGCCTTCACCATGGCGCGCACCGGGCTCGGCGCGTTTCCCAGGGCCAGCAGGTCCTGCACATGCTGGGCGGACTTGCCCACCTTCTTTGCAATCTGGGCCGGCGTCCACCCGAAGGCCTTCAGGCGCTTGTATCCCTCGGCGATCTCGGCCGGCGTCAGCGGCTTGTTGGCGGCGCTGGTGATGATGCGGGCGATGCGGTCCTCTTCGTTGCCCTCGAAGAGCACAACATGGATCCAGGCCTCGCCATCCTTTTCGCTGCGCAGCGGGGCGCCACGGTCCAGGGCGCGGCCGATGGCCGCATGCCGGCGATGGCCGTCCACAATCCACATGCCGCCATCATCGCGCGGCCGGACTTCGAGGGGCGGATACTTCCCGGCATTGATGATGTGAAGGGTCAGGGCCTCGATGCTCGCTTCGAGCTCGTCGTCTTGCTGGCGCAGGTTGAAGCCTGGCTCGACATGCAGGCTCTCGTACCGGACATGCACAGCATCTGCCCGCTTTGCCTCTTTCGATTCGAGCATCTTGCGCACGGAGTTGGTCATGCTGCGTCTCCTGCCTTGGCTGCCGCCTGGGCTGCGCGACCCGCGTCGCAGAACTCGTCCAGACGCTCGCCACTGGGGCAGTCGTATCCCGGCTTGATAGCCTGCCTTGGCCGGCGAACCACACACAGACTGGAGTCGTGCCAGTTTTGCTCCCGCAGCCAGCGATACCGCTCCGCATAGGCGCGCAGGGCCTTGTTCTCTGCGTCCAGGCGGCGCAGCTCGGCGGCTGCGGCTGTGTTGTGGTCGATTTCCATCCACTCCAGACGGATGTCGAGCTCCAGGCAGTCGGCCAGACGCTGTGCCTCGGTCTGTTTTTCGGTATTGGTCATGGTGTTCCTATCGGGCGCGCAGCAGTGCTGGGCGCGTGGGGATGTTGGGAATGTGGCCGACGACCACGGGGAAGGGCCAGCAGGTCGAGGTGTTCGCGCGCTGGGCTTCGATGGCCTCCCGGCGCTCGGGGCTCAGCACCAGGCGGACCTCAATCTGCAGGCCCTCGGCGCAGCGCTTGGCCACGATGTACTTGCGGCCGGCGCTGGCGCTACGCGAGCAGCCGCGGTGCACCTTGCTGCCGTCGGCGTCGTAGGTGCACATGCCTCTGCCGTTGCCGGCCTGGCCCGGCAGCTGCTGGCGCATGACCAGGCCGGCAGCGATCAGGGCCTGGGCCTGGCCCACGTAGACGGCCATTCGGTACTCCACATGGCGCAGCACGCCGGGGAAGACTTCGGTTTGCTCAGGCATCGCCATCTCGCGAGGCCTCCAGCAGTTCCCCGCCTGCTATAAGCATCGCGCGCTCCAGCAGGTAGGTGGCCGAGTGCAGCATGATGTCGTCGTCGTTTGCTTTGTAGACAACCTCAAGTGCAGCGCCAATTCGGGCAGACATATCAGGCAGCGGACCAGCGATCAGGTCGCCTCTTGTGCCAGGCCCCATCGCATCGCCTTCTGCTTCGGATTTTTGGTAGTACATGGCGACCAAATCGCTGAGGCCGGACACCAGGTCGCTGTTCGCATGCTGTGCATAAAACTCCAGCACAGCTTTTGCGCATCCCATCCAGCACATCGCATCGAAATGCGTGTCCTCGATCTCCTTTTCCGTCGGCGTAACGCTGTGCCTCCCTCGCTTTTTTGGTCGCTTCAAATCGGTGAATACGATCTGCTCAGGTGTGTCTCCCGTCACCTGGCTGAGCGCGGCCGCTGCCGTGGCTATGAATGCCGTGCGAGCCGCTGATTCCGTGTCGCCCGGAACAAGACGCGCGGCATTGATGCACGCCGCAACGTCATAGGTTGCAGATTCGTGCTCCTCCTTGTTCGCCTTGGAGGCCTGTAGCGCTATGTCTGCCCCGATCCTGAGCAGGCGGTCGGATTCGCCGCTGAACTCATGGGGCTCATCTGTCCTGCTCGCTTCATGCAGGGCTTGGGAGGCCATCCGGAACAGCGCGCAGCATTCCTCGAAGGTGGGTGCGGACTGATGGGCTGCAGGTGTTGCTGCGGACGAGGATGCGACCGCGCCGGCCTTGCGGCGGGCCTGGGGCTTTTCGGCAACGGCGTTCATGCTTCGGCTCCCAGGTCGTGGAATTTGGGGCCACCGTGCCAGCGGCCAATGTCTCCGATCACAGAGTCGCCCACTGCATGGTCTGCCACGCTGCCGATGCTTGTGGTGATGGACTGAGCTGCGCTGATCAGGTTGCTCCGCTCCCACTCCCCATCGCTCGTCAAGGCCATGGCAAGGATGCTGCCAAGCGTGGCCATATTGCCCGCGACGACTTCCAGCACAGCAGCCAGCTGCGCACGCGAGAACGTGACGCCCACCTCCTGCGCCACTTCTGGCTCCCTGCGAATGGGCGGAGTCGGGCGGTCGCGGAATGGCTTGGCGCCCGCATAGGTCGTCATGGCGCGCAACTCACCGAGGTCATGCTTGGCTTTTGCGTATGCCACGCACAGCCGCCCAGAAAAGTCCTCTGCGTGGTCGATCAGCATCGAGACGAAGGCGGCTTCTCCAGCCGAGGTGCATGCGTCGGGGTTGAACTGCTCCCGGGCGGTCTCCAGACCGTTGTTGATGTAGCCGAGCATGCTCGTCATGCTGCTGGTGTCCAGGCCTTCTTCGTCGTCCACTTCATAGACGTCGGGCTGCTCCAGGTGCCCAAGGAGCACGCTGGCTCGGTCCATATGCGGGCACCGATAGCGCTCGACGGCGCCGCAGTACGTGGTGTTCAGCACCATGTAGAACAGCGATGCGGCAGCCTTTTTGGCCAGGGCATCGGCCTCAGTAGCGGCAACATCCGAGTGGCGTGCTGGCGCCGGCTTTTGAGTCGCTCGCGTGGTCGCGGTTTTGCGAGCGGGTGCTAACGTGGCATCATTCGACATGTGAAATGTCCTCACGGTTGGTAGCTGCGGGGTTTTTCATCGAGTTCCAGCGGTTGGCGCTGCTGGTTCTCACAGAAGCCTGACCGGTTGGCGCTGGTCGGGCTTCGCCTTTTTCTGAGGCAACTTTGCCCCGGTCTGGTGGCCGGCGATAAATGGCGCGCACCACTGATTGAAGTGCGTTCTTCACAGCAGCACCGGCTGAGGGGAAGAGGGCGCATGTTGCGGGTTTCGCTGCTGGCGCTGGCCACTGAGCGACAGCACTGCGGCGGACAGATCGGCGACGGATGCGGCCATCACCTGCACGCTGTCGATTGCCTGGAGCAGCGCCTTGTCCGTGGCCGACGGGGCGACCAGGGCGGGAGCGCTGTACTCCGCGATATGCCGGCCAGCGATGGCCAGGGCTTCGGTGAATTCGTTGCGAGGGATCTCGCGATAGCCAACCTTGAAATGGGCCTTGAGCTTGCTCCAGCCCTGTTTGAGGAAGGCTGCACGTTGCTTGAGCGGCAGAGCTTGGGCAGCGTCCGTGAGCATCGAGCGCAGTTCGCTCTGTTCTTCGCCGGTCAGGGTGTCCGAGCGCCCGACTGTGTAGGGAAGTTGAGGGGAGGGCTTAAGGCCCTTGGCGATCCGCTCGCATGCCATGAAGTACTCCCGCACGTCATGCCCACGATCGGTGCCGCTCATCATGCCGATGTGCTTCGCGGCTTCCAGGGTGAAGTGGTACTCGCTGCTGTCGAATTTCCCACCTACCCCCTTTTGGGTGTAGGTGATGTAGTCGCGGTTTTCCACGAATCTCGCCCGAGCGATCTGGGCCTTCACCCAACTGGTGTAGTCCTTCTTGACGCCAAGCTCGGCGCGCAGCTGCCGACCGTCGCAGGTCTTGATCAGTTCGTCGCCCACCTGGCGGTCGTGGATCTGGATGTTGACGATGTTGCTCATGCTGCTGCTCCGTCGGTGATCGTGGGGATGCCGGCCATCTCGATGAGCACCTTGAGGGCGCCATATATGCCGGACGCCTGGGCGGTGCCGCCCTCCGTTGCGCCCATCGCCATCAGTTCGGAGGTCAGGCCCTTGGCCGCATCCTCCACGCTCACGCCGTTGGCTCGGCTCATCCAGCTGTCCACGGCGATCTCGTGGCCAGACTGCTGCGCGTCTTCGTCGAGGAAGAACGTCGCGTTCATGTTGAGGATCTCTTTCACTGTGGGCTTCCTTTCGTTGCGGGTTGCTGATCGGCGCGGCGGCTCAGTTCGAGGCGGAACAGGATCTCCTGGTTGATGCTGCGAAACGCCTCCTTTGCCTTGGCTCGGAGGTAGTCCTCAAGGTCATCTGTCGGCCTGAACTGGATGGGGGGCTTCTGCTTGGCTTTCGACATAGAATCAAACTTGGTTGTGATTGATACTGAATAGTCTTGAAGAGTAGTGTAAATACCGTTCGCTACTTGTCAATACTGTTCGTGACTAATTTTGGAAAAAATGGACAGCGAACTCCCTCAGCGGCTCATCAAGGCGCGCTCCGGCCATGGCTGGTCTCAGGCTGACTTGGCCGAGGTCAGTGGCGTTGCTGCTGCGCAGATTTCTCGGTACGAGCAGGGTCGAAGCAAGCCTCGTACTGAAGTGACAGCGAAGCTCGCCAAAGCCCTTGCCGTGCGTTTTGAGTGGCTTGCGTACGGCGACGGCAGCCCAGACGCTGGTGATCTTGTTCCCGAGCATCCGAAGTCTCGCAAGGAGTTCATCGCCCTTGAGTTGACGGATGAGCAGTACGCTCGCATCCAGCGATTTGCTCAGTCCCGTGGCATCACCTATGAAATGGCCATCCACACGCTGATGGGGGAGCTCCTCAAGATGGCCGATGCAGCAGAGCTTGGACAGGCTGAGGATCCTGCTTCCTCTCCAAAGCCGTGACCCCATAGCCACCTCTGCATGAGATGGTTCAGTTCTGAAACATGCCCTTGGCGGCGTGGCGCTCATGCCCATCCCCCAGCGATCAGGTTGCGGATGATGGCGGGACCTTCGGTGCGGTCGGTGGCCTCGTGCTCCTCCAGGTGCTCAAACACAGCCAGGGCCTCGGCCTTGTTGCGCGGCGCGATCTTCGCGAGCTGGCGAAAGCAGAAGTCGACGTGCTCCTGGAACTCTGGCCAGTGGTCGCCGGCCATGTCCACGCTGGCACTGCGAAGCCAGTAGAGGGACCGCTCATATTTGTCGGCGTGAAGACAATCGGCGAGCGTTGACGGCACCAGTTCTGGGTGTTTCATGAACCGCGCATCTGCTTTCGCGTGGTCGTAGCCCCAGAGCGCCTCCTTATCTTTGCGCAGGCCCTTCAGGGCGACCTTGCACGCGGTTTCTGCAGGCGTTAGAGCGAACAGGCCGTCCACAGAGCCGAAGCGGGACAGGGCTTCATCCTTGCGCGCCTGCCGCTCCATCGTGGACTTGGCCAGCGACTCTAGATTGGCAAAGCCGAATGTCATCAGCACGGCAGCGAAGTGGCCATTGGAGACGCGGGCCACATATTTGCTGTACCTGTCTTCGAGGTCCTTGGCAGGGGTCTTGATCTGCTTGAAGGCCTCCAGCGCTTTGTCTATCAGCGCCGGATGAGCGGTCTTGATGCAGTCGCGCAGCCAGAGGACTGCATCCAGTTCACGGTCGCCGGTTTCGTTCTTTGGGGCGGGCGTCTCCGGTATCGAGAGAGCAGTGCTGGCGCTGGTTTGCACAGGCGGCAGGGTGAAGAGGGCGCGAAAGGCCTGGTTGTCTTGCATCTTGATCTCGCTGCGTGGTTACGGGTGCTGGCGCTGGGATGCGCGGTGGTTGCGCCAGAGCAGGCCGAAGGCCCAGCTCATGGCTTGGGGCAGGTTGGCGCCGGCCCGACGGCGCATGGCCACCAGGCGGAAGAGGCAGGCGAGTTTGCTGGTCATCGTTCACTCCGACAGGTTGATGGAAGGGGGGGGCCAAACTGACACCCCCCTTCGCAACACCTCGCGGGCGGGAGTTCATCCCTGGACCTGCCCTCTGCATCCTGTTGGGCTTACCGGCTTCGTATCGCTTGCCGAGGTCTTGGTGCGTGGTGTCGCGTTGGGTTGAATTTAAACACTGCGTTTTTCACCTGTCAACACAATGTTTTAACACCATGTTTTTAGTGGGCGAAAAAAAGCCCGCGCAAGGCGGGCGTTCAGGTGTGTTTTAGAGGTGGTTCAACAAACCGCCTCAGCTTCATCGGCTTCGTCGTCAGCCTGCTCCAGGCGAGACTCCCAGTGCTGACCTTTGGACTCGATGATGATCTGAGTTGGCTGAGGGCCGCTCATGGCGCGCTCAACAGCGCGCAGCGTCTCGAAGGCGCTCTTCAGGCGCACGTTTCCATTCGAGTGCTCAAGGTAGATGAGGCGGATCATCTTGTCGGCCATCTTGGGGATCTTCGTCTCCTTTTCCCAGCGGGCGACGGTTTGCGCATCTACACCTAGCGCAGAGCCCAGGTTTGCCTGCGACAGCAGCAAGCCCGAAGTCCGGATGTATCGGAACTCCGTCTTTGTCAGTGGTTTGGCCTTCTCGACCAGGGCGCGGCAGATCGCTTCGCTGAGACCTTCCAGGTCGCGAATGGCCACAGCTTCCCCAAACGGGGTCTTGCGAACTTCGTAACCATTGGCCAGCCACACGTTGCGGAGGCCTCCGTCCGTATAGTGGTACATGACTACTCTCCTAGATCAATCACAGTAACAATCGTCAGCTCAGGGGCTGGGTACTCCACGCAGACCACTGCGCCAACCAGCACCCCGGACACCAGTCGCTCCATCTTGCACTTGAGGCCTGGGAAGCGAATGTCTGGCTCAGGGATTTGCCGGATGCACCCCATGCGCAGGGCCTCAAGCACCATCACTTTCGTGACTCCGCGCTGCCTCATCCGCTTGCTTGCATGGTCGGTGAAAGCGATGTTGAAGGTGTCCATCGCACTGTCACGGACATGTCGCTCCAGCTGATGTATAGACGGCTGAGTCAAAGAAAGGTTCCTATCATTTTGATAGGTCTCGATGTTAGCTCAACCTAAGTTGAAATGCACTGAAATACACCTGAATTCACGTTTGTGTAGCAGGTGTGCACTGTGTGCGGGAGGTCTGAAGTCAGAACACCAATGAATCGGGGCCCACGCTTCCCGCGACACGCTCCACGCAGTCAATCTCCTGGCGGCCGATGGTCATGGGCTCATACCCATTGTTGATGCTCAACAGCTGGAGTTCGTCGTCGCGGATCCAGTTCAGTTGCTTCAGTACGCAGTTTCCGTCGTGCAGCTTGACCACCACATCGCGGCCAGGCTGGGCCTCGATGCTCGGGGTCACCACCACGAACTCCCCGGCTCTGTAGCGAGGATGCATAGAGTCGCCCTTGATGCGTAGCGCATATGCGCGCGGGTCGCCCGTCCAGTAGGTAACCCATCCATCGGCAGTGTTGTCCTGCACAAGATAACCATCAGGCCCTGCTCGCACGCTGCCTGTAACTGGGATGTGCCGGGCCTTCTTCAATTCTGGTGCTGGCTCCACGTTGGTGATGTCGAGAGGGGGGACATCCCCCGTCATCGCGCCCTCGCCATGCCTCATCCATCGCATGCTGATGCCGCGCTCAGCCGCGGCTACGAGGCCATCGCTGGACGGGCCTCTGGTTTCCCAATTCTTGGCTGTTTGGGAGTTGGCAAGGCCCAAGAACTGGGAAACGTCAGTAGGGCCAACGCTGGCCTTTCCTGTGAGGTGGGCAACGGCTTGATAGATGCGCTCTGTGACGGGGTGCATGGTGCGATTTTTTTACGAATTGTTTAAACGCGCTGTTCAAACATGGCGTTGCAATGGCTTCCAACATGGTGTTTAATGTTGGCTATGAACATTGCCGCTACTGAACTCATCGACCGTCTTGGCGGCAGCACTGCCGTAGCCAAGCGACTTGGATGGTGCTCCCTGAACGGGTCGCGCCGTGTCAACAACTGGAAGCGCCGCGGTATCCCGCTTGGTGTCCAGCTCGACCACGAATGGCTCCGAGTTGCTCCAGCTTCCTCGCGGACAGCCTTAAAGCCTGTTGAGGCCTGACCCATGGGGCCGAATCAGGACATCCTGCGCCCGCCGCGCGCTGACGCCAGCTCGCGCTCCACGCACATCACGACCCGGCTCGCCCGGCAGCGGATGTACAGCTCCCCCGCTCTCCATGACAGCTCCAGCTGGCTCGTCGTCAACGTCTGCTCCCGCGCGCTCGTCTCGGGATTCACGTTGGTGCTGACGCTGGTCCTGGTGCTGGCGTGGAAAGGCTGCGTGCTGAGGTTCATGGCGGCTCCCTTTGGTGTGGTGTTTGTTTGCATTGCCGTGATGTTCGGCTTTCCCCTCTTTCCCGTCTATGTCCAAAACTTGAGGAGCAGGACATGAGTGCAGTTGATTGCGTGAGCCGCAGCGCTCACCACTACCCCGGAGCACGCGCAGCCCTGATCGCCCGCCTGTTCCCCGGCAAGTCCGATGACTCGGTGCGCAAAGAGCTTTCGGGCATTGCTTCCCACAAGCTGGGCCTGGCCGACGGCATCGCCATCGCAGCGATGTGCTGCGAACTGAAGACCCCTCATTGCTACGACCTGGCCAGCTACGTCGCCCAGGAATGCGGCGGGCGCTTCGAGCCGATCGATGGTGCCGGACCTGTGGTGGCTAGCCCCGTAGACAAGGTATCGAAGCTGGTTGTCGAGACCTCTCACATCACCAGCGCGGTGATCGAGGCCATGCAGGACGGCGTGATCTCGGACAACGAGCTGGCGCAGATCGAGCGCGAGATCGCCGAGGCCGAGGAGGTGCTGCGCAAGCTGCGCCAGGCAGCCCGCGCTGTCAACGCCGCAGGCAAGCCCCAACGCGCGCCGGCCATCCCCTGACGCTTTTCGCCGACGGCCAGGGTCGCTCCCGCACAGCAGTTCCACCACCTGCCGGCCGTTGGCTTTCTTCTTGTGGTGCTCCCCTCTAAGTGGTGGACACATGCCAACGAAAACTCTCATAGACGAAGCAGCCCTGATCGCGGATCTCAATGCTCACTTCCCAGGCGCCAAGGCCCAGTCCCTGCGCAGTTGGTCGAGCAATCCGACCCAGATGGGCGCTGTGGTCTCCGGCGAGGCTGAGATCAAGCCCGGCTATTGCATAGGCCCGTCCATCTACCTGGATGACGAAGCCTATGACGGCTACATCCACAAGGGGTTTGAGGCCTGGTGCGTGGCTCGTGGCTGGTATGTGGAGATCTACGAGCACGGCACGCTCTGGGTTGTGCCATTGCCCCTGGACAGCGCACTGGAGGCGAAGGAGTAGGAATGGCTGGCGAATGGATCAAATTCGATAACAGCCTGCCAGAGAAGCCGGAGACGCTGGCTATCACGGCGAAGATGGGTTGGGACGACCCGGATTTGACCGTGGGCAAGCTGATGCGCCTGTTTCGCTGGTTCGATCAGCACACCACTGACGGTAACGCTGTTGGCGTTACGCCAACGCTGTTGGATCGTGTGCTCGGCGTTACTGGCTTCACTGAATGTGTTGCGACGGTTGGCTGGATCGTGGTCACGGAAGACGGTATCTCGCTGGCCAATTTCGACAAGCACAACGGTGCGACGGCAAAAAGCCGTGCTCAGGGCGCCAAAAGGGCGGCAACTCACCGAAGTAACGCTTCTAGTAACGGCGAAAGTAACGCAGATGGCGTTACGAGGCCGTCACCTAGAGAAGAGAAGAGAAGAGAAGATAAAGACAATACCCCCCAACCCCCCACCCGGGGGTGGCAGCGTCGGAGCGATGCTGCCGACGAGCCAGATGGCTTCGGCGAGTTCTGGTCGGCATACCCCCGCAAGGTCGGCAAGGATGCGGCTCGCAAGGCCTTTGCCAAGCGCAAGCCCGATGCCGATCTGCTGGCGAAGATGCTGGCGGCCGTTGCGGTGCAGGCCAAGTCCACCCAGTGGCAGCGAGACGGTGGCCAGTACATCCCTCACCCTTCGACGTGGCTCAACGAGGGTCGATGGAACGACGGGGAGGGCGCGGCGCAGGGAGGTGACAGCGAGAGCCGGCCGCAATGGGCTCTGCAGGCTGGGTTCGAGAACCGCTGGGAGGCCGAGAACGAGCGCTGCTACGCCCACAACGCCCACCTCTTCCGCGACGGTCGTCGCATGGAGGTGCCTGAGTGAACGCTGCAGAACTCAGCCAGCGCATGGCGTCCGACGCTGCGGCCATTGCCCAGCACCTGCTGCCCAACGGCAAGCGCAAGGCCGGCGAGTGGGTGGCTGGCAGCGTGAATGGCGAAGAGGGCCAGTCCCTGTCCGTTCGCCTGACCGGCGCCAAGGCCGGCGTGTGGAAGGACTTCGCCTCAGGAGACGCGGGCGATCTGCTGGACCTGTGGGCCGCCTGCCGCAGCCAGTCCATCGGCGAAGCCATCCGCGAGGCCAAGGAGTACCTGGGCATCCGCGAAGTGATGCCTGAGCGCGAGAAGAAGACCTTCAAGCGGCCGGCAAAGCCGCAGTGCCAGACCGCCAAGGCCGGGGTCAAAGAATGGCTCAACGGCCGGGGGATCACCGACGAGACAATCGCTGCCTTCCGGGTGGCTGAGCAGATCCGCGGCGGCAAGACCTACGCCGTGTTCCCGTACCTGCGCGACGGTGAGCTGGTCAACGTCAAGTACCGCAACATCGCGGAGAAGCGGGACATGCGGCAGGAGGGCGGGGCAGAGCCTTGCCTCTTCGGGTGGCACCTGATCGACCCCAAGGCCCGCACCGTGGCGATCACCGAGGGCGAGATCGATGCCATGACGCTGCACCAGGTCGGCATTCCTGCCCTGTCGGTCAATGCTGGCGCTGGCAATCACCAGTGGCTGGAGAACGACTGGGAGCGCCTGGATTGCTTCAGCGAGATCCTGATCTTTTTCGACAGCGACGAGGCTGGCAAGGCCGGGGCGCAGGAGATCGTCCGCCGCCTGGGCCTGGAGCGCTGCAAGCTGGTCACGCTCCCCGAGAAGGATGCGAACGAGTTCCTGCAGAAGGGCGCTTGCGGCGAGGACTTTTGGCACGCCACCAAGGAGGCGAAGACCCTGGACCCCGAGGAGATGCGCCAGGCCAGCGACTTCATCAACCGCGTGAAGTCGATGTTCTATCCGGCCCACGATGACGCAGGCGACCCAGTGCTGCGCCTCGACAAGGATCTGGACTGGTTCGAGTTCCGCTCCGGCGAGGTCACCGTCTGGACCGGCTACAACGGCCATGGCAAGAGCTTGATGCTGTCCCAGGTGCTGCTGGGGCTGATGCAGCAGGGCGACCGCGTGATGGTGTTCTCCGGCGAGATGACACCCGAACGCCAGCTCAAGCGCACGGTCAAGCAGGCGGCGGGCCTGGACCGTCCCAGCATGCCCTACATCGACGCCATCGGAGCCTGGCTGCACGACAAGCAATGGTTCTTCAACGTGGTGGGCAGCGCAGGCATCGACCGTCTTCTGGCTGTGTTCCTGTATGGCTCCAAGCGTTACGGCATGCGTCACTTCGTGATCGACAGCTTGATGATGACGGACGTCCCAGAGGACGGGCCGGGCAGCATGACAGCTCAGAAAGAGGCCGTCCGCAAGATCTGCGACTTCGCGCGCCGCAATGGCGTGCATGTCCACCTGGTCGCCCACCCCCGCAAGGGTGCGGACGAGTCCAAAGGACCGGGGAAGCTGGACGTTGCCGGCTCTTCCAAGATCACCGACGGAGCCGACAACGTGTTCACGGTCTGGAGCGCACGCAAGGACGAGAACGACCCCAACCATGACCCCGACAAGCCAGACGCCAAGCTGGAGCTGCAGAAGCAGCGCAACGGCGATGTGCAGCACTACAGCCAGTACCTCTGGTTCAACAAGGCCGCCCAGCAGTTCGCCACGAACAACCGGCGTCGCGCCATCAGCTATGTCCCATTTTCAACCCAGGAGCCAAGAGATGAATTCGCTGACCAATCCTGAGCGCGCCATCACCAGTCTTGAGAACTGCCATGTGCTCCTGTGGAGCCAGAGCCAATGCGCGATGCATATCGAACCAGTCAGCAGCATGCTGACCCATAACCGCCGAGCCTATGTCGAAGACCGCCGCATGGACTACGTGCCCATCGCCTTCGGCACCCGAGATCTGTGCGGCGCACTGGCGGAAAAGGTTCGGCAGACCCTTAACAAGCGCCGCGGCTGATCCGTCTCTCACTGACCCAAGGAAAGAATGAGCAGGACCTATATCGACTTCAATGCCGTGCCCAAGGAGCATAGGCAAATTGACGCGCGCCTTGCGAACTGGGGCCGCTGGTGCCACGGCTCTGTAGCCCGTGAGATATCGCCGATGTTCCGCATGGTCTCGCCCGAGCCCATGGACCGCGCCCAGGCCCGAGAGGCCAGGCAGCGGCAGCAACTGCAGATCGACCACCTGGATGCCGCCCGCATACATGCCGCCGTGATCCATCTTCCGCTGCAACACAGGAGCGCACTGAACTGGATCTATGTAAAACCCTGGATGGCTCCCAAACGGGTTTGCCAAATCATTGGCACCAGCTTGGTCGAACTCGGCCGGCTTTTGACAGACAGCCGCCAGATGCTCCTGGCGAGAAAGGTTTAGAACCGAAATGCAATATCAAGACGGACGTGCTTCTGCGGATGAGCAACTTGTCAATGAACACATGCTTGGACAGTGCATGCACCCCAACTTCAAGGTGGTGCGTACCCCCTATGAGCTCTTTGCCGAATGCCGCGACTGCAATGCGTGGCGGCACTTGGAGGGTCGGCCCAGCCGGGAGCAGGCACATCATGAGTTGCTCGCCCAGCAGATCAGGCCAGCACACAACCCCACCAACGGCCTGCAGGTTGAGCGGGCAATGGGCCGCGCGGGTTGGGAGGTGCTTTCTGTCTGCCGTGATGGAGCCTGGCGCTGCACGGTAAAGCGTGAGGGCTTGATCTTCGAGTCGGCCGACCACTCGACACCAGCGGCGGCAGCGGTGCAAGTTGCCGCACTGCTCATAAAAAAAGGGTTGTACAAGTCCTGATTTTCAGGTATCGTTCGCCATATCGATTGAGCGAAGACGCATAGGAATCGTGGCATCCCTGGACGGAGGTGGCGGTGCGTCGATAGCTCAAGTTGAGAGCTTCCCCTGGGCGCCAATGCGCCCAAAGAAAAAGCCCGCACGGTTCACGCCTTGCGGGCTTTTTCGTTGAGCTCTAGCCTCTGGAGCGGACCATTGGGTATGATGGCTTCGCAGTCCGTTCGGGGCGAGACGTGGTGGTGGAAGATGCATGCCCCTGCCGGACCTTCATCCGCGCCCACTTGATGGGAGTTGCCGATGCTGGCCCCGCACGGGATTGAGCGGAAGCCGCCTTAAGCTGCCGAGGCCAAACACGGACTGCACCTTTTTTGAAGCCCTGACTGTTCACGCGGTCGGGGCTTTTTCGTTGGCTCCCCGATCCAGCCGGGGCCGCCCCTGAGTGGCGTGATGGGGCGGGAACTCCTCCGTGAGCTGTCGCGGCGCTGGAGTACAGAGAACGGCATTCCCCCTGTGGCATTGGCCATAAGTCCGAAGGGGCCCTATTCGCTGCGCTGCTCAACCCCCGCTGCGACCTTGGTGATGAAGCGTGCTGCCAACTCCTTGCCGTGAAGGCTTTGTTGTTGGACCCACGCGGTCTGCAGGGCTGACAGGTTGGCTTTTCCTGCATTCAGCAGATCTGGCTCGAAGTTGCTCATGAGGCTCTGCCGGAGTTCGGCGAGTGCTTCATCTGCGTTCGGCTGTCGTCGCATGTACTCCACGAACAGTCTTTGCAAAAGCATCTCATGCATGGCAAGACGCGATGCAAGATCGAGGCCGAAGTCATTGGGCTGCGGCATTTGGTCCTCCTGGCTGGTTTGTGTGGAAGCTCCCATCGTATGCCAGGAGGGTGTCTGCCGCTAAAAAACGTATTGCGCGTTGCACTTCAGGCACGTGACGGCGATTTTGCTGTCGCCGTGCTCCTTTGCTGCGAATTCTCCTTCTACCTGTTTAACCCGTAGATCAACGCTGCTCATGAATGGGTGGTTGTTCTCGGTAACGGTGACGGTGCCTTTTTGTCCGCAGGCTTCGCACCCCAATCCGTATCGAACAGTTTCTCTTGATGCCATAGCGCGCTCCTTGATGAGTGGGTTGTCGGCTTCATTAGCTGCCGATACGCATCGTAGTGTGTGACAGCTGAATCAGTTTCCGCCGCCACCAGGTGTACCCGGCAAAGCATGCATAGCGCATGGGGTGCAAGGCTTGCGTGGCGGTACCTATCCCGCCATCAAGGATATCCACATGTCCCAGACTGAAGAAGCCGAAGGCGTTGTTTACCGCCATCTCGAAGATGACGTAGACCGAATCATCCCGACGCAGGCCAGGGCCCAGGCGCGCGACTTGGGCCAGAAGGTGGAGATCCTCCACGATGGCGTCCACCGCCTGATCTTCGTGAACGGCCATCCCATCGGCCAGGTGCTGAAGCTCGAAACCCCGCGCAGCGGCGGGATGCTGGCCGGCGTCGTGGATCTCAGCTTCGTGGCTGCTGAGATCGTGGAGCGCAAGGTGAGCCGCGATGAGTTCAACGCCCTCAAGTCCGAGGGCGTGGCGAGGAGCTGATGGCCAGGCTCCAGACCCTCAAGAGCTCTGTGCCGCTGCTCGACACCCGCCGCGTGCAAACCATCCAGGCCGGCAGCTGGCGCACCAGCGACCAGACGGCAGCGCAGCGGGGCTACGGCTACAAGTGGCAGAAGGCCCGCGAGGGCTTCCTGCGCTCTCACCCCCTGTGCATCCGTTGCCAGGCTGAGGGGAGGGTGGAAGCGGCAACAGTGGTTGACCACCGGGTGCCACATCGAGGCGATCAGACCCTGTTCTGGGACCGCAGCAACTGGGATCCGCTGTGCGCTACCCACCATTCCCGAGACAAGCAACGCGAGGAGCAGCAGAGATGAAGGCAATTCTTCCCTTCGCCGCCCTGGTGCTGGCTGCTGGCGCTGCAGTGGCTGCACCCGTCATCGTCATTCCGGCCCGCCCGGTGATCGTGGTTCCGCCTGCCAGGCCTGCACCAGCAGTCCGCCCCGCGCCGGCCGCGCCGAAGCCGACCCGAGCAACCCCAACCCCTGTTGTCGTGCCGCATATCGCGGCCCCTACGTGTCCCACAGAGCGCCGCGAGCGCAAGGAGTGCTGACGATGCGAATGATGTGCCCCCACTGCCAAGAGCATGCATACACCCGGACAAGCCTGCAGCTGACCAACACCAGCCGCGAGACCATCTTCCAGTGCCGCAACTTCGAGTGCGGCCATGTGTTCTCGGCGGTCACCGAGATCAACCGCACCATCAGCCCCAGCGCCATCCCGAACCCTGCGGTGGTCCTGCCGATGAGCACGCACATCAAGCGCAAGCTGCTGCAGACCCAGCTTGACGCGATGCCCGCCTCGCAGTACCAGCCCGGCTCCCACGCCGCGCCGGCCGTCACCACATCGCACCAGGGCACCGAGGCCCGCCACTGAGGAGCAGGACATGGATTTGGCAATGGACGCGAGGTCGGTCTTCATGCGCACCCTGGCTGGACGCATCGAGGCAGACGCCGATGCAAGGGCGAGGAAGCATGCGGAAGTGCTGTGCCAACTGCTGGAGACCTACACGGCCTCCAAGAGCCATGCCGTGAAGTTCATCCTTCACGAGGCTGTCGGCAAGGTGGAGCGGGTGCTGGCGCAGGAGTACGCGGCAGCCGATGCTGAGGCGTTGGCTGACCGCCTGGCCGCGATTGGCGCTTCCGAGGCCTGGCAAGCCGATGCAGGCTCGACCGCCATGCGCACTGTGGTGGATGGTGGCGCAGCATGAGGGCCGCAATCACGCAGCTGGCGCTGTACGCCGGCATGTATGGGCTGCTGTGGGCCTGGGTGGGTGATGGCGTTGAAGGAGCCGGCAATCTGCTGGCCTTTGTGGTCGGCGTGCTGGTGCTGTCCAACCTGCTCAACGTGCGCAGGACGGATCGTTTTCCCGAGCGCGCCTATGCGCTCCCCTCCGCAGTGGACAACGTGCTGAGCATCGGCCTGGTGATGGGCGCGGTTTGGTTTGGCCATTGGGTGATGGGCATCGGCCTTCTGATCGCATGGGCGTTGGGCGCGGGCACTCGCCAACTGCGGCAGGAGCGGCAACAGCAGGAGCGCAAGCAATGATCGAAGTCACGGACATCAATGGCCGCAGGCACCTGCTCAGCCCTGACGGTATCGTCCGCGTGAGCGAGGCCTCGACCTCCTGCCAGTGGCATGGCATCCGGTCGCACATCGTGACGATGCACGGCGCGACCATCGAATGTCAGCAGAGCGTCCAGGAGGTGCAGAAGCTGCTGCAGGCGCTGGAGCAATCCCGGCTCGGCGCGGACGCAGCCTGATCCCGTCTGACGCGATCCAGGGGCATCGCCGATGGGGTTGAGGGCAGCCAAGGGGGAGGGGGTGGGTCAAACCTTGGAGGCCTCATCCCTCTAGACCGCCCTGTTCCGCACGCGCAGAAAATTCCCCCCTTTTTGATTTAGGAATCAGCAAATGGCAGGCGTCAAAGGCAAGAGTGGCGGCCCGCGCGCCAACTCTGGCGGCGCTCGCGCGGGTGCTGGCCGCAAGAAGGCGGCACCCAAGGAATCAGCAAATGGCTCGGCTGTTGAGGTGGCGATGGAGCCCCAGGCCCAGGGCGGCGCGCTGAAGCGCTCGCGGGCCAAAGCGGTCGAGATCCCGGAGCGCGACATGCTCACCCTGTTGCAGGACATTGCCCTCGGGCGGGTCGATGCCACGGCGGGGCAGATCCGGGCCGCCATCGCCGCAGTGCAGTACACGCACACGAAGAAAGGCGACGGCGGCAAGAAGGAAGAGCAGGCGGCTGCCGCCAAGAGGGTTGCCAGCCGGTTCTCGGCTGCCACGCCGCCGAAGTTGGTGGCCGCAGGGGGCAAGAAAGTGTGAGGGGCGTAGAGCCCTAAGGAGGGCTCATGTCCAAGAAAGAACTGACCGCCGAAATGGCGCGTCGGCTACTCAACTACGACCCGGTTTCAGGTGATTTGCGTTGGGTGCTGAGTCCGCGTCGGAATGTGCAGGCCGGCAGCTTGGCTGGTAGCAAGCATCCTTCTGGCTACGTGTTCATCAAGATTCATTGCGTGAGCTATCCCGTTCATCGACTGGTGTGGCTCATGACGTTTGGTGTCTGGCCATCGGATCAGATTGACCATCGGAACGGGATTCGTGATGACAACAGGATTGCAAACTTGAGAGAGTGCACCAGTGGTCAAAACAACCAAAACACGGCCGTTTATCGGAGCAACCGATCAGGGCATACCGGCGTCAGTTGGCACAAGGCGACCGGCAAATGGCGGGCGCGAATAGACCGCCAAGGAGTGCAGTACGTACTCGGTCACTTTGATGATGTGGAGTTGGCGAAGCAGGCGTATCTGAGCGCCAAGGCCGCACTGCACAGCTTCCAGCCGGTGCCGCGCCATGTCTGAGTGGACGACATCTTGCAAAGACTGGGAGAGCAGGCTGGTAGAGGGCCGCTCCATCATTCCGGCGCCGATTTTCCCGGAGCAGGCAGAGCATGCGCTCGGCATCTTCAAGCAGCTGCGGGTCGTGGACCTACCGAAGACAGTATGGGACGAGGAACTGCAGGAGTATCGCAGTCCCAATTTCGGGGAGTGCTCGGAGCCCTGGGTTTTCGACTTCGTGGCGGCCATCTTCGGTGGCTACGACGCTGATACAGGTGAGCAGCTAATCCGAGAGTACGGGCTGCTGATCAGCAAGAAGAACACGAAGTCCACAATCGCAGCCGGAATCATGCTCACGGCCCTGATCCTGTGCTGGCGCGATGAAGAGGAGCACCTGATCCTCGCGCCGACTAAAGAAGTGGCGGACAACAGTTTCAAGCCGGCTGCCGGCATGGTGCGCGCCGATTCGGAACTGTTGGAGATGTTCCACATCCAGGACCACGTCCGCACCATCACGCACCGGGTCAACCGCAGCAGCCTGAAGGTGGTCGCGGCTGACGCCGAGACCGTATCGGGGAAGAAGTCCGGCCGTGTTTTGGTCGATGAGTTGTGGCTGTTCGGCAAGCGCTCGAATGCTGCGGCCATGTTCCTGGAGGCGCTGGGCGGCCAAGTTTCGCGCGACGAGGGCTGGGTGATCTACCTAACCACGCAGTCAGACGAGCCGCCAGCGGGCGTATTCAAGGAGAAGCTCGAATATTGGCGCGAGGTGCGCGACGGCAAGATCGATGACCCGAAAACGCTGGGCATTCTGTACGAGTTCCCAGCGGCGATGGTGAAGTCAGAGGCTTACCTGAATCCTGAAAACTTCTATGTGACGAACCCGAACCTTGGCAAGTCGGTGAGCCGATCATGGCTTGAGGATGAACTCAAGAAGCATCGGCACAAGACGGACGGCACGTTCCAGCAGTTCCTTGCCAAGCATCTGAACATCCAGATCGGTATGAACCTGCATGCGAGCCGATGGACGGGCGCCGACTTCTGGGAGCGCAACGGCGACAAGAAGGTGACGCTGGAGTACATCCAGGAGGAATGCGAGGTAGTCACGATAGGTATCGACGGCGGTGGCCTCGATGACTTGCTGGGCCTCGCCATTGAGGGCCGCCTGACGGGAACAAACCGCTGCGTGCTCCGAAACAAGGCCTGGATCCATCCCATCGGGATCGAGCGCCGAAAGTCGGAGGAATCGAAGTACCGGGACTTTGAGCGCGATGGCGACCTGGTAGTCGTGAAGCGCCCGGGGCAGGACTTGGAGGAGGTCGCCGCGATCTGCAAACAGATCCACGATTCCGGCCTGCTTGCTCGCATCGGCCTGGACCCTGAGCGCACGCACAAGGTGGTGTACCAGGCACTCATCGACGCCGGGATCCCCGAGGAACTCATCATCGGCATCTCACAGGGGTGGAAGCTGACGGGCGCCATGGCCGTTGCAGAGCGAGGCCTGGAAGACGGGAGCCTCACCCACGCCGCGCAGCCGCTCATGGCCTGGTGCGTGGGCAATGCAAAGGTTGAGCCCAAGGGCAATGCCTCGCTGATTACGAAGCAAGCCAGCGGCTCCGCAAAGATCGATCCGCTCATGGCATCCCTGAATGCGGTGACGTTGATGGCACTGAATCCAGAGGCAATGGGCGGCATAGATGACTGGTTAAGTGACCCAATACGGACGGGCAAGGCATGAAAAATCGAACGAACACAGGCCTTGTCGGCCGCGTGCGCGCGGCCATCGACGGCTGGGTGCGCTCCTTCAGCTTGCGCGACAAGGACCTGTACACGGATCGCGTAATGGACAGCGAGGCGGGGGTGGATGTCACTCCCAAGGCGGTGATGCAGGTGGATGCAGTTTGGAGCTGCGTGCGCCTCATCTCCGAGACCATTGCCACGCTGCCACTGTCGATCCATGAAAAGACCTCGGCGGGCAAGCGTCTGGCAAGTCACCACCCGCTGCACTTCATCATCCACGACCAACCGAACGCGGACTCGACCGCATCGGTGTTCTGGGAGGCACTGGTGGCCTCGATGCTGTTGCGCGGGAACGGGCGAGCGGAAAAGCTCTATATCGGCACGCAGCTGGTGGGCCTGGCCTTCCTGGACCCGAACAAGCTGGTCATCACCCGCGACATCAATGGCCGAAAGATCTACCAGTACCCGCGAGCCGACGGCACGCCCCGGGAGATCCCGGCATCGCGGATCTGGAACGTGCCAGGCTTCACGCTCGATGGCGAAACAGGCGTCTCGGTGATCGCATACGGCGCCAAGGTGTTCGGGTCCGCGATGGCCGCCGAGCGTTCGGCCGCCAAGACGTTCCGCAATGGGATGCTGCCGACGGTCTACTACAAGGTGGCTGCATTCCTGAAGCCTGATCAACGGCGGATGTTCAAGGCCGAGATTCAGGGTTCGGTGGAGCGCGGCGAGGCCCCGGTGCTGGAGGGTGGAACGGATGTCGGGACCGTCGGCATCAACCCAGTTGATGCACAGCTCCTGGAGTCGCGGGCCTTCTCGGTGGAGTCTATCTGTCGCTGGTTCCGTGTCCCGCCGTGGATGGTCGGACACACCGAGAAGTCCACCAGTTGGGGGACAGGCATCGAGCAGCAAATGATCGGCTTCCTGACGTTCACCCTCGGGCCATGGCTTCGCCGCATCGAGCAGTCCATCAGCAAGGACTTGATGACGCCGGCCGAGCGCATGCGTTTCTATCCCAAGTTCGCCGTGGAGGGCCTCTTGCGAGCCGACAGCGCAGGCCGCGCCGCGTTCTATGCCGCGATGGTTAACAACGGGATCCTGACGCGGGACGAAGTGCGCGAACTGGAAGACCGGGAGCCGATGGGCGGCAACGCCGCTGTGCTGACGGTCCAGTCGGCCATGACGACCCTTGACGCCCTGGGCCAGGAAGGCGGCGCAGACCAAGCAAACCAGGCCCGGGCCGCGTTCCGCGCGTTCCTGGGCTTCAACGAAGAGCCGCAGAAAGGCTGAACCATGAGCATGAAGAACTTGCCGGTGGCCCCGATGGGTCGGCCGAGCGCTAGCCTGCGCAGCGAAATCCTCCCGCGCGCTCTGGGGCGCTGGAGTCCCGAGGTGCGTGCAGCTGATCGCGACGAAGAGCGCTCAATCAGCATCTACGACGCCATCGGCTACGACCCCTGGACGGGCGAGGGCGTCACAGCCAAGCGCGTTGCTGGCGCACTGCGCAGCCTGGGCAAAGGCCCGGTGACCGTCAACATCAACAGCCCTGGTGGTGACATGTTCGAGGGCCTGGCCATCTACAACCTCCTGCGCGAGCACGAGGGCGAGGTGAACGTCAAAGTCCTGGGGCTGGCCGCATCGGCGGGATCGGTGATTGCGATGGCCGGTGACACGGTGCAGATTGCCCGCGCCGGCTTCCTGATGATCCACAACGCTTGGGTCGTCGCCATGGGCAACCGCAACGACCTGCGCGAGCTGGCTGCCTGGCTGGAGCCATTCGATGCCGCCATGGGCGACATCTACGCGTCCCGCACGGGCCTGGAGGCCAAGGCCATTGCCAAGCTCATGGACTCCGAGTCCTGGATCGGTGGCGCGGCGGCCGTGGAGCAGGGCTTCGCAGACGAGCTGCTGGCCTCCGACCAGGTGGGCAAGGGCGGCGGCAACGCCAGCGCCTCGGCGGTGCGCCGTCTGGAGGCTGCATTGCGCAACAGCGGTATGCCCAAGAGCGAGGCCATGCGCCTCATCAGCGATTTCAAGTCCAGCGTGGGTGATCCCGCTGGCAGCGGTGCGGGCGATCCCACCGAACGCGCCGGCAGTGATGCTGGTGCACAAGTGCTCTCTGCACTCCGTGATTTCTCCTTGACCTGACCCAATCTTTGAAAGGCAAACACCATGCAACGCAAGTACCTCTCTCTCGCCGTGATCGCGTTGTGCGCGATCTCCATCAGCGCCCAGGCCATGGGCTTTGATGTCGCGGCTCATACGCACGCCTTCCTGCTTGCGCACCCAGACGTGGCCTTGGCCCTGGGCGGGGCGGCATTTCTGGGTGAAACCCAAAATTTCAGCCCCACCGAAATCAAGGCTGCTTTGGACAAGATCAGCAGCCAGGTGAAAGAAGCCGGCGAGAAAGCCTTGGCTGAAGCTGCCAAGGGTGTGCAGATGTCCACTGCCAACAAAGAAAAGGTGGACGAACTGCTCATGAAGCAAGGTGAACTGCAGGCCAACCTGCAGGGCGCGCAGCAGCTGCTCGCGAAGCTGGAGGCCAACGGCGCTGGCGGCGACGTGCAGCACCAGTCGCTGGGCCAGCAGTTCGTAAACAACGAAAAGGTCAAGTCCTTCCTGGGCGAGACCACTCCGCGCGGCCGCGCTGACATGACCATCAAGGCGGCCATCACCAGCGTGACCACCGACACCGACGGTGCCGCTGGCGATCTGGTGCAGACCACCCGTCTGGCAGGCGTGCAGGCCCTGCCGCAGCGCCGCATGACCGTGCGCGACCTGATCACCCCCGGCAACATGGACGGCAACGCGCTGGAGTACGTGAAGGAAACGGGCTTCACCAACAATGCCGGCATGGTGGCCGAGGGCGCCAAGAAGCCTGAGTCCAGCATGAAGTTCGACCTGGTGAGCACGACCGCCAAGGTGGTCGCGCACTACATGAAGGCCTCGCGCCAGATCCTGAGCGATGCCTCGCAGCTGGCTAGCCTGATCGACGGCCGCCTGCGCTACGGCCTGGCCTTCAAGGAAGAGCAGCAGTTGCTCAACGGCGACGGCACTGGCCAGAACCTGCTGGGCATCATCCCGCAGGCCACGGCATTCGTTGCCCCCTTCGACCCGGCCGGCACCGAGACGAACATCGACAACATCCGCCTGGCGTTCCTGCAGGCTGAGCTGGCCGAGTTTCCGTCTACGGGCGTGGTGATGAACCCCATCGACTGGGCGCGCATAGAGCTGCTGAAGGACACCACGGGCCGCTACATCATCGGCAACCCGCAGGGCATCATCGGCGCCTCGCTGTGGAACCGCCCGGTGGTCACGACCCAGGCCATCACCGTCGACAAGTTCCTGGCCGGCGCCTTCAAGCTGGGCGCGCAGCTGTTCGACCGCTGGCAGGCGCGTGTCGAGGTGGCCACGGAGAACGAAGACGACTTCGTGAAGAACCTGGTCACCGTCCTGGCCGAGGAGCGTCTGGCCCTGGCCGTGTATCGCCCCGAAGCCTTCATCTACGGCGACTTCGGCAACATCACCTGATGGCTGGGCCCGCTTCGGCGGGCCTGCCCATCTCCACCAGGAGAGAGCCATGCTCATCAAGTTCAAAAAGCCGGACCCGCGTGCCGGCATGGTCGCTCGCATGGACAGCAGCCGAGGCCGGCAGCTGATCGACGCTGGCGCTGCTGACCAAGTGTCCGAATCGGTTGCCCAGGAGCAGCCCGCCGACGTGCAGCAGTCCGCCGAGGCCGAGCAGCCCAAGGCGGCAGACGCTGGCGCTGCTGACCAGGTGCCTGCAGCCGCCCGGAAGCCGGCGCGAGGCAAAAAGTGAGCCTCATCGACCTGCCGACGGCAAAGCTGCACCTGCGCGTCGATGTCGATGATGAGGACGCCCTGATCGAGCTCTACATCGGCGCGGCCGAGACGGCGGCCAGCGACTTCCTGAACCGGAACGTCTACGCCACCCAGGCCGACCTGGATGCTGCTGACGAGCCAGAGGAGGCGATGCCCATGGTGATCAACCCCGCCGTGCGGGCCGCCATCCTGCTCATCCTGGGGCACCTGTACGCAAACCGCGAGGATGTTGTTTCCACGGCTGCCAACAAGCTGCCGATGGGCGCGCATTCGCTGCTGTACCCGCATCGGGTCGGCCTGGGGGTGTGACATGCAGGCCGGCACTCTCAAGGACCGCATCCACATCCAACGCAAGACAGGCGGCGCGGATGACTGGGGCACTCCGCTGCCTGAAGGCTGGGAGAACATCTCCACGGGCCGCATCGCAGCCAACGTGCTGCACAAGTCTGGCCTGGGCACGATCAAGGCAGACGCAGAGGTGTCCATCGTCCGCGCGAGCATCCGCATCCGCCGCCGCGCCGGCCTGGACGCCGGCATGCGCGTGCTGTTCGGGTTGTCCATCTACAGCATCGAGGCAGTGCTTCCCGGGCCGACCCGTGAATACATGGACCTCGTCTGCAAGCTCATCCAGTGAGGTGCGGCAATGGCGAATGGAACCAACTCTTTCACCATCCGTGCTGACACTGCGGCCCTGGATGATTTCCTGGATGCGCTGGGCGAAGCTGCCGACCAGGCCGTGCGCCCCGCTGCGCAGGCCGGCGCGCAGGTGCTCTACGAGGCGGTCAAGGTCAACGTCAGCTCCATAGGCAGCGTGACCGGCAACCTGGGCCGTGCGGTCTATCAGGCGTTTTCTCCTGAGCACTCCATTGATGGCGTGCAGGCGCAGTACCACGTCAGCTGGAACGCCAGGAAGGCGCCTCACGGGCATCTGCTGGAGCGGGGATGGGTGCAGCGCTACGCAGTGACCATCGCCAAGGGTGGCAAGTGGGTCACGCGGGTGCGGCCCGAGGCGCAGGGTAAGCCCCGGCCGAGGCGCCGCGCCACGCAGGCCGAGAAAGATGCGTACTACGAGCCTCGGCCTGGGGGTCCCGTCCACCGGCTTGGATATTTCTTTGTCGCTCGCGCTGAAGACTCCATGTCCAAAGCCATTGAGGCTGCGAATCTGGAGCTGCAAAAGCGCTATGACCAGGTGAAGTGACATGAGCTATGAACCCGCCCTTGTGGCCATCCTGACGGCGCTGTGTCCGAGGTCTTTGCCGGTTGTCGTCCCATGGGGAACCAAGATGCCCTATGTGATCTGGCAGCGCGTTGGCGGCCGCGCGGTGCGCAACCTCGACAAGCGGCCAACAGGCAATCTGCGCAATGGTCGCGTCAGCATCACGGTCTGGGATGAAACGCCCATGAAGGCCACGGCGCTGATCCGCCAGATCGAGGATGCCTTGACGGCCTCCGATGCCATCCAGTGCACGCCGCTGGATGAACCTCTGGACATGTTCGATGACGGCGGCAGCGATGTCGTGATCTTCGGCATGCAGCAGAGCTTTTCAATCTGGGCGCGCCGATAGCGCCCGACGCTTTCTCAACCCCGGCCCGCAGCAGCGGGCTTTTTTACGTCCGAAAGGAAAACGCCATGGGCGCACAAACCGTTGCCGGGACCAAGATCGGCATTTCTGCAGCACTGCCCGCCACCTACGACAAGGATGGCTATGCGGCTTTGACCTTCTCCAAGATTGGAGAGATCACCAACGGCGGTAGCCACGGCCGCACCTACCAGGTGGTCAACCACAACCCCATCGACACGCGCGGCACCCGCAAGTACAAGGGCTCGTTCAACGAGGGGCAGAAGACTATTCAGCTCGCTGTGGACGCCGCAGACCCGGGACAGATCATCGTCAAGGCCGCACTCAACTCCGATGCTGCGTATGCCTTCGAAGTGAAGTACCAGGATGGCTCCATCGACTACTTCACGGGCCTTGTGACCAGTTGGTCCAAGTCCACTGAAAGCGTGGACAGCATGTACTCGGCCAGCGTCGGCCTGGAGCTGACTACCTCCAAGGATGGCGTCGGCATCATCGAAGTGCCCGCGCCTGCCGGCCCCTGACCCTTTCTCCTTCGGCCCTCGGGCTACCCCAGCACCGGCCCGGCTGTTTCGTCTCTAAGCGGAGGCGGGCAGTCGGGCGCGGGCATTTCCATCTCCTCCGCTGAAAGATCCCCATGACCAAGTCCATCACCCAAGCCGTGGCCGTGGCCACATCCGCCGCCGTCGCTGCAGCCGAACTCGTGGACATCACCGCATTCGATCTGGTGAGCGCCTGCGAGGCAGGCCACAAGTTTGTGCTGCGCAACCCGGACGGCTCGTCCACCGGCATCACCCTCATCGTGCGCGGCACGTTCGCGCCCGAGGTGGTCGCCTGGAACTCCGGCGTTGCGGAAAAATTCCTCAACGAGCAGCGCGCGGCTCAACGCCGGGGCAAGGCTCCCAAGGCCAAGACCATCGACGAGATGGAGGCCCAGAACATCGAGGGCGCCGTGGTGCGTGTCGCTGGCTGGGAGGGCGTCCGCCAGCCCTACAGCGCCGACCAACTGCGCGCCGCGCTCAAGCGCAATCCGCACTGGGCCGTGCAGATCATCGAGGAGTCCGACAGCCTGGGAAACTTTGGCGCGACCTCGGCATCCAGCTCCGAGGCTACGTAAAGCAGCTGGCCTGGCTGCAGGCGCCCGTCGATCCGCCTAAGGGCTCCAGCGATGACGCCCCACGCCAAAGCAGGGCACAGCGCATGGGCGATGACGCAGACCTGCCTTTGCCCGAGCTGGAGGACGGTTATCACTTCATCGCGGCGCTGATGGAAGTGGGGCCGGTCTCCTATGCGGGGATGGACCTGGCGCCCATCTCCTGGCCGGAGATAGCCGCCTGGCAGCAGGCCACGCGGTGCCCATTTCGCCCGCATGAGCTGCAGCTGCTGCGCAGCCTGTCGGCTGCCTACCTGGAGCAATACCGGCTGTCCAAAAGCGATGCCTGTCCATCGCCCGAGATCGTGCGGCCCGAGGATGGAGAGCAGGCCAAGAAGCTGGCGGCCCACATCAAGAGCATGTTGCGCGGATAGTTTTCTGCGGCAATCAAGTTCTCACTTGCTGATGAAACTCTCTATTGGTCGGGGTGCGCCCTAACTCCATTCCATTATTTGTCTCCAATAGAATCAACGGTCTCAATCAAGGGGAAATTATGGGATTCGGAAAAAGGGCGCTTCTGGCCACGATGCTGGCTATTTCGATAGCAGGTTGCGGAGGTGGCGACGATGGCCCTGTCACAAAGACAGGGAGCTATGAGGTCGAGGTGGGCCGAAGTGTCATTGGTGCACCAAGCACTTCACCCACACAGCCCCAGGATGAGGCAGTCGTCACCTACCGTACTCCCAGAGGTGTGCAGCAGACTCGCACTGTTGGAGGGAAATTTTCGACGCCGATCTGGGTTGAAGATGGAGATGCACTGTACGTGTCTGCTCAGCGCGGTATGGGAAACGCCAGTGTCACTGTCAAGATCACCATTGAAGGTCAGGACTTCCGAAAGGCGACATCGTACGGGCCGGCATCCATTGCGACTGCCTCGGGAACCTGCTGCCGACGCTAAGCCCAGATACCCGCGCGGAATTTAGGAGAAAAATGTGAAGTATGTCGTTTACGCAGGCGCTGTTTTTGGTGTCTTTTTTATGTTGGGGACCATTGGCGTCAAGGGTGCTCCGCAAGAGGCTGCTCTTGCGGCAATGGCCTGTGCTTCCTGCATCATTCCATACGTTGTTTTTCGTGTCCGGCAGGCTTCCGTGGAAGAAGAGCAGCGAAAAAAGATCATTGAGTTGCTGAGGGTGATCAGTCAGGACAAGTAGACGCCTCACCAGCCATCCGCATACAAGCGGAATTCCTATTTAGCCCCTCGGCAGTGCCGCGGGGCTTTTTTATTGCCTGGACGGTACGCATGACAGACACCACGCGCAAATCAAATCTTGAGTTTGGTGTACGCAACAACACCAAGGTCGGCCTGTCGGAGATCAAGCAGGATGTCAAAGCCGTGGGCGATGAGGCCGCCCAAGCGGGCGCCAAGGCTGGTGCGGCTTTCGACGGCATGGGCAAGAGCAGCCAGACGGCTGCGAGCAGCATTGATCGCAGCACGCGCAACATCATCAGCTCCTTGGAGCGTGAGATGGCCGCCATGCTGGCCGGTGGCAAGGGCACTGCCGCCTATTACGAGACCATTGCCAAGCAGCGTGGCGCTGACATGGCAGCGCTGGGTCCGTACCTGCAACAGATGCGCCTGTTTGAAAAGCAGGCTGAGGAATCGTTTAAGACGGTGGGCATGTCTGCGCGGGCGACCTCGGCCGCAATGCGCGGTGTGCCGGCCCAGATCAGTGACATCGTAGTCAGCCTGCAGGGCGGTATGCCGGTCATGACTGTCGCCCTCCAGCAGGGTCTGCAGATGCGTGACATGTTCGGCGGCTTTGCTGCGGCCGGCAAGGCATTGGGAAGCACCCTGCTGGGCCTGGTCAATCCTTACACCGTTGTAGCGGCTGCAGTGGTGGGCTTTGGCGCAGCCATGGCGTACTCGGAGAGCACGCTGCGCACCAACATGACGCTGATGGCGCAGTTGGAGGCCACAGGGCGCGCGGGCTTCCTGAACTCCGATGCCATCAAGCAGCTCAAGAAGGAGATGATTGAGCTGCCGGGGATCAGCAAGAGCATGGCCTCGGCCATCATCGCGGACCTGGTGCAGGTGCGAACCCTGGGCGGCGAGGCGCTGCAGAAGATCGCATTGCTGTCGGCAGACTTTGCAACGGCCACGGGCCAGGATGCCGCCAGCGCCGCAAAGGAATTGGCAAAGGCGATGGAAGAGCCTGCCAAGGGAGCGCGTGTCCTGGATGAGGCCTTCAATTTCCTCACCGTGTCCCAGCTGGTGGCCATTGAAGCCATGGTGGAGGCCGGCGACAAAGCCGGCGCTCAGGGCGTGGTGCTCGATGCCTTGGGCGTTCGGCTCAAGGACCTTGCGGACAACAGCCTGACGCCGCTGCAGACCGCCACCAAGAACTTTGGCGATGCCTGGGACCAGGCCATGGCGAACGTCGCCAACGCGGGCACGCTGACGGCTGCCAATGATCTGGTCGCTGGGCTGGTGAACCGCTTTGCGGAACTGGTGGGCTGGTTGAACCGGGCCCGGTTGCCTGACTGGATGGAGCAATCGTTCAAGGGCGGTCTCAATGGCATGGTCTACAGGGCCATCGTCGGCGACAACACTCCCAAGCCTGCCTTCACTGGCGGAACGACAGGTAGCTGGGGCGACAACACGGGCGGCGCCTCAGGTGGCTGGGGCACGACAGGTGCGAAGTCCGCGGCCGACCAGGAGCTGTCCGAACTGCTGGACACCACCAAGGCTTTCAAGGGGAAAAAGGATGCCGTTGAGGATCTGAACAAGACGCTCGGCAGGCTGCAGACGCAGCAGCAGCGCTTGCGCGATGAGGGGCGCGGCGATTCCAAGGAAGCGGATGAGCTGCAGACCCGGATCAACGGCATCAACGAAAAGATCAAGTCGCTGAGCAAGACGCGCGGCGACGGCGCCAAGAAAGAGCAGTCTGCCTATGCCGAGCTTGCGGCCTCGATCCAAGCCAAGATTGACGCCAACAAAGCGGAAGTCACCCAGTCCGGCAAGCTCAACGACGCCCAAAAGGCTGAGATCAAGCTCAATGCCGATCTGAAGGAAGGAAAGATCAAGCTGTCGGCCGCGCATGAAGCCGACCTGCGCGGGCGCATTGCGGTCTGGAAGCAGCAGGAAAAGGACAAGGCGCAGGCCAAGGAAAACGTCGCGCTCTACCAGCAGCAGTTGGACATTGAAAAGCAGGTCACGGAGGACTACCTCAAGCGCTCCAAGGCCCTGGAATCGGCGCGCCAGGCCATGGACGCTTACGAGAAGTCGGCGAAAGAGGACTTCGAGCGTCTGCAGCTGGAGGCGGGCCTCATTGGCATGAGCAATCAGGCGCGTGCAGTGGCCTTGGCCCAATACGATGCCGAGCTGGAACTCAAACGCAAGATTGCCGAGATAGAGCGACTGGATGCGACCACATCGCAAAAGGATGAGCTGATCGACCGGGCGCGCGTGGTTTCCTATCAGCGCGTGGCCAGTGCCCAGACCAAGGCCTACAACGACGAATGGAACAAGGCCTTTGACCAGGCCAGCCAGTCGCTCAGCGATGCGCTGATGGCGGGCGGCAAGAACGGCGCCGAGTACATCGAGGGCCTGTTCCGCTCCCTGGTCCTGCGGCCGGTGATCCAGGCCATCGTGGCGCCTATCGCCGGGGACATCGCCTCCACGGTGCTGTCCATGCTGGGCATGGGACCCAGCGGCAGCTCGGGCGGCGGATCTGGCATGGGGTTGGGCAACGTCTCCACCATGTACCGGCTGGGCACTTCATCGATGATGAAGGACTTCGGCCTGGGCCTGGGCAACCTGGTCAACAACGCCGGCGGCAAGCTCTACAACCTGGGCCTTGAGAAAGTCGGCAGTTCGCTGATCGACTTCGGCGACACGCTGACGAAGTATTCCGGCATCGTCAACAAGGCCGGCGCCGCGTTCAGCTACGTGAGCGCAATTTTGAAGATTGCGGACGGCAAGTGGGGGGCGGGTATCGGAACTGCTGTGGGGCAGTGGTTCGGCGGCCCCATCGGTGCCTTTATCGGCAACTGGATCGGGGGCTTGCTGGACAAGGCATTCGGCTCGCGGGGTGCAAACCACTCGGGCGGCGTGGCGTCCACTGCCACCACGGATCGGGACACGGCCGCGCGCCAGGCGCTGGGGACCGATGCCTGGGGCAACACCTGGGGAGACTTCACCAAACGCGCCAATAGCGACATCGACAAACAGGTGGGTGACTCCATCAAATCGATGTTGGACTTGTATAACGCGCTGGCCAAGTTCTCGAACGGCACAGCCAAGGAAATCGACATCGCCGGTGGGTTCTCGCTCAACCCTGCGTACAGCGATGAAGGTGCCATGGGCTTTTTCCAGATCCTGGACAAAGCCACCGGCGAAGTGCTGACCAAGTACAAGAATCGGGACCTGGATGCAGATACAAAGAAGGCCTGGGCGCAGTACATGGCGGACATGGGCGGGGCGGTCATCGACCAGCTCAAGAAGGCGGACATTCCGGGCTGGATGCGCGAGGAGTTCGACGCGCTGGGCGAGAACATCACCATCGAAGGTCTCAACGAAGCATTGCGCACCATCGCAATGATCGATGCGGCATTCCGTGGATGGGCTGACACCCTGGTGGGCTTCGCCAATCTGACCGCAAAGGCCCAGACCGAACTGCTGAAGTTCTCGGGCGGCATCGAGGCACTGTCCAACAACGTCAATGCCTTCTATTCCAGCTTCTACTCGGAAGAGGAGAGGGCGGGCATCCTGCAGCGTCAGGTGCGGGAGGGCCTCAAGGCTCTGGGGGTGGACATCGACCCAGCGGGCGGCGAAGAGGCCAAGAAGAAGTTCCGCAAGTTGATCGAAGACGCTTTGGCGTCCGGCAACACGGAGCTTGCCGCAAAGCTTTTGGCATTTGCCCAGATGTTTGGCGTGGCGGCGGACTATGCCCAGAAAGCTGCGGAGACGGCGGCTGATGCGGCAAAGACGGCAGCGGACGAAGCGGCGAAAGCGCTGGCCGATGCGCGGCAAAAGGCCAAGGACGCTGCCATGGCGAACTTTGAAGCCGCCGTGCAGCGCGAGCAGGACTACTGGGGCGCCATCGCCTCTGCTGCGCAATCGGCCATCAGCAGCATGTCTGCTGTGCTGGCCACGCTCAAATCCAATGCGCGCGAGCTGTATGGCACCGTGGAATCCACCCAGCAAATGCTCGCAGCGCGGGGAATGGTCTACATAGAAGAGGCCTTGGAGGGCGTGCGCGCTGGCAGAAAGATCACTGAATACAGTGATCTGAGTGACGCTATCAGCGCAGCCCGCAGCGGCATCAACTCCCGCGCCTATGCCACGCAGTTTGAAAAGGACCGCGACGCGCTTGTGCTGGCGGGCCAGCTCGCTGACCTGGCAGAGCAGGGCGATGTCCAGTTGAGCCAGGAGGAGCGGCTGCTGAAGAACGCGCAGGAGCAATTGGAGCGCCTGGACAAGACGCTCGGCTACTGGCGCGATCTGCTCGAAGGCAACGACAAGCAGATTGATGCCACGCTGAGCGTTGAGAAGGCGATTGAAGCGCTCAAGAAGCTGATGTTCCCAGAGGCCTCTGGCAAGCCTGGCCAAAAGCCGGGCGGCGGCGCGGTACTGGGGCCGGGCACCTCGCCAGGCAGCACGCCAACGCCCACGGATCCTGACTATGTGCGCCCCCGCACTGATGGCTCTGGCGGGACTTGGTACGAGCCGATCACAGACCCCGGGCGCGTGGCTGAGCTCGACAAGCTCGCAGGTGGGTATCACAAGTTCGATGGCACGGGTGATGCTGCTGGCCTGAATCAGTGGATCAAGGACAACAACCTCAGTCCCAAAGACTTGGCGGACTTGTCCGGCTTGTACGAGAGCGACTGGGAGAAGTGGTTCAAGAACAGCGGCCTGCCGTCCTATGACATCGGCACGAACTTCGTCCCGCGCGACACGCTGGCCATGGTCCATCAGGGCGAGGCCATCGTGCCCAAGGCGTTCAACCCTTGGGCGGGCGGTGGAGGGGGCGGCGGGGATCTGGCCGCCGAGGTCCGCGCGTTACGGGCTGAGGCCGTGCAAAACCGAGAGGAGCGCAGGCAGCAGGCCGGCGAGATTGTGCGCCTCAATGCGCAGATCGCACGGCTGCTGCAGCGCTGGGACGGCGATGGACTGCCGCATACGAGAGAGGAGGCAATTGCATGAGCTTTTCATCGCTCACCGTTGTGGCGCCGTTGGCCGTGACTCCAGCCATGCTGGTGTCCACCAACGTGCCCGAGACGGACTATCCAGAGTGGGCGGCCGGCACGACATATGCGAAGGGCCAGCGGGTGATCCTCGCTGCTCAGCACAAGGTCTACGAGAGCGCGGCGGACGGCAACACGGGGAACAACCCCGCGACGCCGCCCGATGAGCCAAAGTGGCTGGAGGTCGGGCCGACCAACCGCTGGAAGCCATTCGACAAATCGGTCAGCAGCCAGGTCAAGCAGGCCAACTCCATCACATACCGGATCAAGCCCAGCCAGGCGATCACGTCGCTCGGCCTGCTCAACGTCGCGGGCGCCACAAGCATCCGCGTACGTCTGATCGATCCGACGTATGGCACGGTCTACGACAAGACCACTTCGATGGCCGCAGTTCCTGTGGCTACAGGTTGGTGGGAGTGGTATTTCGGCGAGCGTCTGGCCCCCACGCAGGCGCTGCTGCAGGACCTGCCGAGTTTCCCGATGGCCGACATCCTCATCGATATCGCTGGCACGGCCGCTCTGGCCGTGGGCGTGATCCTGATGGGGCAGCGCCGTGTTTTTGCCTTGGGCGTGAAGTCCGGCGCACGCGTTGGGATTCAGGACTATTCACGGAAAGAACGCACCGAGTTCGGGGACGTTGTGCTCGTTGAGCGCGCGTATGCCAAGCGCGCGTCCTTCCAGTTGCTTTTGCAGTCGTCCGAGGTTGATTCCTTCAACGACTTCTGCGCATCGGTTCGCGCCACTCCATGCCTCTGGATTGGCTCCAATCGATTCGAGTCCACGGTGATCTATGGCTTCTACAAAAACTTCGAAATCATCCTGTCCTATTACGACTATGCGGACTCTGAACTTGAACTGGAGGGCCTGACATGACGGATCCCGTCAATCCATCACCCATCACTGAATTGCCGCCTGCGCCGGCTCCAACCGATACGCCTGCGGAATTCAACACGAAGGCATTTGCCACGGTCGCCGCTCAGGTGACCATGGTGCAGCAGATCAACGCTGAGAATGCGAAGGTCTACCAGAACGCGGTCGCCGCGAATGAGCGTGCGAATGCAGCGGGCGGATTTCGAGATCAGGCCCAAACGGCGGCGGGTACAGCCACGACAAAAGCGGGCGAAGCTTCTGGCAGCGCCTCAGCTGCAGCTGGATCGGCATCGGCTGCCTCTGGATCTGCTGGCGCCGCGGCTGGAAGTGCGAGCACCGCATCTACCCAGGCCGGCATTGCCACGACTCAGGCTGGCAATGCCAATACAGCCCGGATCGCATCTGAGTCCGCGCGAGATGCGTCTGTTGCTGCGCGCGATGCGTCGCAGGGCTACAGGGATCAGGCCGCTGTCTTTGCAACCCAGCAGATCAAGGGCAGCAGCACGACGAGCGTGACGCCTGGCGCTGGCGCAAAGAGCTTCACGATCGAGGCCAACCGCTCGTTCGTCGTGGGCATGTACGTTGTGGCCACAAGTTCAAGCGACCCCACTATCCAGATGAGCGGTCCTGTGCAGAGCTACAACCCGACCACTGGAGCTATGGTGATCGCAGTGGACTCGTACCGGGGGGCGACTGCGAAGGCTGACTGGGTCATCGGCGTGGCCGCCCAGGGCAGCAGTGGCATGGCGCAGCAGGTGATCACAGAAAACACCACGGCTGTGGCTGGCGTGATCTACATCATCAATGCCGCAAACGTCACTCTGACGCTGCCCACAAGCGGTCTGACTACTGGCGCAACGATTGGCATTCGACTTGCTGCGCCTGTCAGCTATTCCCAGGTGATCAATTTCGGATCAGTCCCATTTCGCGGGCAGGCCGCCGCTGATCGCTACATCGACAAGCCAGCTTTTGGGCTGGATATCAAATATGACGCTACCGCAGGAGGATGGATATGAGCGGACCAATTTCTGAGCTCTTCGGAGCGTCTGCAGGTGGTTTCTACGAGCAAAAGCTGATTCTCACGTCTAGCACTTTCACATGCCCATCGGATGGACTGTATCTTTTAACTGCTATTGGAGGAGGGGCTGCCGGCACAAATAGCGGTCGAGGCGGATGTGCCGGAGGTTTTGCCAACAGACTTTGGAGGCTTACGCGCGGTGCTGTGGCAAATATCACGATTGGAGCGGGCGGTGCAACGAATGGCGCATCTGGCGGCAATACGTTTATCGTGTTCCCCGATCTATATATGCAGGCCGATGGCGGCAGCTCAACAGCCGGAGGCGGAGCGTTTGGCGGTGAGATAAATATCACGGGTGGTGCGTCTGGAAACACTGCTGGCTCTGGCGGTGGTGCAGTCGGGATCTATGGCGTTGGATACGCTAGCACAGCCACAGGCGGCGGCGGTGGTGCTGGAACTGGGGGGCAGAACGCTGGGGTTGATGGCGGAACTGCTTTGCTTAATCGGAATGGCAGCTCCGGATATGCAGGAGGTCGCATATTGCTGCCTGTCGGGCGAGGCGGAAACCAGACATATCCCGATGGAGAGGCAGGCGGTGGCGGTCGCGGCGGAATTGGCGTCAATGGCGGGAATGGCGGTATTTTCGCGGGAGGCGGTGGTGCTGGCACGGGGTTTAATGGTGGATCAGGCGGCTTAGGCGGCGGCGGTGGCGGTAGCTTGAATGCCGCTGGCGGCGCAGGCGGAAATGGCTGCGTGATTATTGAGTTTTACCGGAGCTAAAAATGGAACGCATTGAGATTTTGAAAGAGGATGGCTCCGTGGAAAACACAGTGATCGGGACTCAGGAATGGGCTGAGGAAACATTCCCGGGCCGCTGGCGTCTCGCAGAGCCAGTGCCCGAGCCTGAGATTGTGGTCGTGCGCCACATCAGTGTTGGCGCGTTCTACGACCGCTTCGGTGCTGCCAAATGGTCGATCCTGTCCGATGAGTCGCCGCAAGTGCGTGCCGTTGTGCGCGACGCGAGCGTGCGCAAGTACATCGATCTCGATAACGCTGACTTGCCTGCAGGGCTGGCCATCCTGCAAGCCGCAGGACACGACATCGACCCGGCCGCGATCATCGACGTGCCGATCCAGCCGCACGAGCTGCCCTGAGCCGCGCCATCCCAACACCAACCCGCTTCGGCGGGTTTTCTTTTGCCCAGGGAGGGCTATGAATCAACTGGAACCTACGAATGTGGCCATCGCGCTGGCCTCGGTGCTGTTTGGCCCGGCCTTGGCCGCCCTGGTGGGGCCGTATGCCGTGATCCTGATCGCGTCCACCGTGGGCGCGGCCTGGGCGCTGGGTCGGCGCGACCCGAGCGCGCGCCTGGGCGCTGCCGGCTATTTCCTGCGGCTGAACGTGACCGCGCTGCTCGTGACCGTGGGGCTGGCCACGCTGGCAGGCCGATGGCTCGGCTTCGATGAAACCAACTGGATGCTGGCCCCCATCGCGCTGCTGGTGGGCGGCGTGGGCGACGACTGGCCCCGGCTTGGCCGCTGGCTCTTCGAGCGCGCGGCCCGGGTCCTGGAGCGCAAGGCCGGGGGCGGCGAGGGAGGTGCGTGATGACGTGGCAATCCCATCAACTGCTGGCCATGGCCAATCTGGTGATCTGCGCCGGCATCGGCTGGGCGTGCATCTGCCGCCTGAACTCGCACGTGGCCCGCATCCACAAGCTGGCCCGCGCCCGGTATGTCCTGCTGCTGGCTGGCGCCGTGGCCTCGGGCCTGCAACCGACGCTGTGGAACACATGGACCACTGTGGGCGACACCATTTTTTCGGCTTGCGTGCTGGCAGGCCTGCTTATCAACGTGGCTCGCTGGCACGGCGCTGGCCACCCCATGCGGAGGCAAGAGGACCATGAACTTTGACCAGGCATTCGACAGGCTGATCGGGCACGAAGGGAAGTTCACAGCCAACCCCGCCGATGACGGCAATTGGACCGGAGGCCGACAAGGCCGCGGCGAGCTCAAGGGCACCAAGTACGGCATTTCGGCCGCCGCGTACCCACATCTCGACATCAAGGGTCTGACGCTGGAGCAGGCCAAGGCGATCTATCTGGAGGACTTCTGGGACGTGATTGGCCGCGCGCATCCGGCGATCAAGTTCCAGATGTTCGATGCGACAGTCAACCATGGCCGGGGCAACGCCGTGCGGATCCTGCAGCGGGCCGTGATGGTGGCGGATGACGGCATATGGGGGCCGCGTTCGCAGGCCGCCCTGGACAGCATGCAGAAGCTGCGCGGGCACAACGATGTGCTGCTGCGCTTCCTGGGCTTCCGGCTGAAGTTCTGGGCCAGCTTGGCGAAGTTCGACCAGTTCGGCCGTGGCTGGACGAACCGGGGCGCTGAGAACCTGCTGTTCGCTGCGGAGGACAACTGATGATCAGCGAAAAGCTTCTGCCGGCCCTTGTGGCCGTGCTGGTGGCCAGCGCTGCAGGCAATGCCCTGCTGGGTTGGGCCTGGCTGTCCGCCCGGGACGATGCGGCCACGGCCGCCGCTGAGCTGTCGAGCATGACGGGCCAGCGCAACGGCGCCCTGCAGGCGGCCCAGGCCTGTAGCGATGCCACCGAGGCCCTGGGCGCCTTGGCCACGCAGCGTGCTGCCGAGGCGGCGCCGGCCCGTGCTGCTGCCGCTGGCCAGGCCGCCGCGCTCAACGCCCGCGCCGACTACACCCTGGCCACCGCGCCGGCCGCGCCCGGCGACAGCTGCGCGAGCCTGCAGACCCTGGGCAGCGACTGGCTCAAGGGGAGGGCCAAGCCATGATGCGCACGCTGATGCTGCTGGGCACGCTGGCCCTGGCCGGCTGCGGATCCGTGCCGCGTGTCGAGATCCAGGAGGTCAAGGTGCCTGTGCCCGTGGAGTGCCGCGAGCCGGTGCCGGACAGGCCTGCCATGCCCACGGAAGCCCTGGCCGACGATGCCGACCCCTTCGAATTGCTGCGCGCCGCCCTGGCCGAGATCGACCGCCGCGAAGGCTACGAAGTGCGGCTGCTGGCCGCCTTGCTGACCTGCACGGTGCCGCTGACGCCGCGCTGATGCCGGACGTTGGCCCAAGCTATCCCATTGACGCGCGAGCGTAGAGCATTTCGATCGCCGCTCATCGCTGGCGGCGCTCCTGATATTCCAGCGTCTCTTCGAGGGGCGGGAATCCAGGTGTACGCTCACGGCCTGGCTGTTATCGTCTTCTCCATACCTCTCCCTGTCTCTGTCTCTCCACGGATGCTCCAGTGGGAAGCTTCCCAACTTGGTTTGGGAAGGTGTGGCGTTTCCGAAATGTCGCCTTGGGGACGGAGCCCTAGAGATTTTTACTGATGCACCGACACAGTGCACAGTTCAAAGTGGGTTCATGCTTTTGTGTATTTGGTCGCTGTGCCCGCTCTGTCAAGAGCGGTCCAGAGCATATCTGCTGGATGGCGGCTCTCAGCGTCACTATTTCTGCCCCTCTTGCGGCGAGTTTGAGATAACGAGGGCTGCGCTGTCGGCCATCTGGCGTGGGGCCGCGTCTGTGCGTGAGCAACTTTTGAACAAAATGAGAGCAGTGCAGTGCAATCGCCTAGCCGTTATTAGGCTGGCGGACGAGAGCGTTTTTTTCGAGCGCTTGGAGGTGGCTGTCAAAAAGCGCCGCGTCTGAAGAAGTGCTAGATCAGTGCAGAGAACCCATTACTGGGCGCACGCGCATGGTGAAGGCGTAAAGACTTCTGGTCAGTACTGGTCCCACGTATCGGGGGCGCGGTCTTAGTGAGGTGCCAAATGCCAAAAAAGTACAAAGCTCTTCTCAAACTGAAGGTTGCCTTGGATGCTGCGATCAACGTGCTTGATGCCGGAAAGCCGCAGGCCATCCAAGCGGCTCGTAAGCTTGTACGTGATTACCACTTGGAGAGCGGCGACTTGTTTGCCGCCGACCAGTTGCGGCAAAACACCGCACGCTACCGCAACCCCAAGACTGGCGAGACATGGTCAGGCCGAGGGCGTCCGCCTCGCTGGATTGAGGGACGTGACCGCAAGCCGTTTGAGGCTTGAGCGCGAGAAGGCGACCTCAAATGCGCTCGCCAGCACTCCAGCTGTCTCTGGTGCATTGGGGAGCGTCGGGCGTGATCGGCAGAGATGCTTCTTCGGTGGACGATGCCATTCCAATAGTTCGGTGAGCACTAAATGAGGCTTGCGGACGCTTGGAAATAAGCCATATGGCGGCGATGATGATCAGCGTCCCCAATAGCAAAATACCCAACGTGACATACGGACTCCATGAAGATTCCGTGTTTGGGCCGTAAGGGTCGTCTTCCAAATAGTCATCCTGCATAGGGAGGTGCCGCCTTGGCTATCGGTGACCAAGGCTTCTGTCGCCCTGCCTGCTGACTGTAGGGTTGCGTCATAGTTGCCGCCGCTCACATTGGGGAAGTTGACGGATGCTACGCCTGATTCCCACACCCAGCAATATGTAGCTTCTCCCAGCCTGTGAGGCCGTACAGGCGGCAAGCGAGATGCCTACTGGTCAAGCTCATCCCCTACACATTCCATCGTCTATCTGCCACACGACGAAGATGCGCTCAAGAGCAACGTTTCTTCAACGCTTCGCCCTCTGTCCAAGGTGGTCAACGCTTCGCCCATCGGCACTGTGCTCCACAGCGCCTCGAAGTCCTCAATGACTCGCACTTTCCAAGTCAGCCTGTTGCCTGAATCGCGAATGATGCGGCTGACCTGCTACGCATGGCTTTACCCCTACAGAAGAATCTTTCTATCGAGAATCAATTATCGAACGAAGCTGCTTGCCTAGCCCTGTGCTTGTGCGCATAGACCCTTTACGATGAGTCATGAGCTTCGATCAGATCGCAATTGCCCTACTGGGCGCCCTGGCGGCCTGGCTCTCCCAGGCCCGGGGCGAGGGCTCGCGCAAGTGGGCGCCGGTGTTCGGCATGCTCGGCCAGCCATTCTGGTTCTACGCCAGCTGGCAGGCCGAGCAGTGGGGCATCTTCGCCGTATCGATCATCTATGCCTGCGCCTGGGCTCGGGGGCTGTGGGTCTACTGGATCTCGCCACGCCGCGACCAGGGCACGGGATCTATCCAGCTGGTGCCAGGCCGCAAGCCATGATCTACACGCTCCACATCGACAAGGAGGAGCCGGGGCTGTACGCAGTGCGAGTCCTGGACGGACGCGCCGAGATTTCGGAGTTCCAGACCGCAACCATTTCGGGGGCGATACGAGACTGCGCGGTGGCCACGGTCCCAGGCCTGGACGGCTTCCACATCTGGTACGGCCATGTCTCTATCGGCACCACTTCGATAGACGCCATGCGCCACGATGCCGAGACGCTGGCGCAGCGGCTTGTTAGTCTGCATTCGCAGTTCGGAGGCCGCCCCTCCTGATGACTTCATAGAATGCTCGTCATCTATTGGAGGAGCTGAAGGTGAAGAAGCTGAAAAGTCTGATGTGGGTGGCTGCGTTTGCGTGCGCACTATTGGCAGTGCTGGCGTTGAGCAAGCCGTCCCTTGAGAAAACAGCAGATGATCTGCACAAGGAGTCGGCCGAGCGCGTTGAAGCCAACACCAAGCATTGCGAGGCCCGCGGAAAGATCTATGTTCGTGAAAGCGTCTGGGATCGAGGGGAGTGCATGACGCCAGAAGAGGCTTCGGCGGCTCTCATCAGGATGAAAAAAGACCTCGATAACCAGGGGCTCAAATAG